GAAACTCCAAGCATTAGTCATTATATCAGGCAACCTCCTCGCCGTCAACGGGCATCTCGAAATCCGCATCAACTTTGTCGTAGAGTTCCAGGAATGCCTGCTTAGTTTCATCGTCGAAACGGTTTACGCAAACTTGGATTGCTTTTGCCTTATCACCAAAGATGTTATATGCCTTGATGATATGAACAAGACGACGGGTGCTGATGATTTCTTCAATACCACCATCATAAAAGGTCTTACGGATGATGTCTGCCCAATCAGCAAGTCGCTTGCAGAAGTTTTCATCTGCACAGAGTTTGTTGAGAATCTTAGTCTCAGTAGCAGCAGTAGGATACTCCTGCTCAAAGGTCACTGGGAATCGCTCCAAGAAGGCTTCGTTGAGCACGTTAGTTCCAATGAATCGTCCATCGTCTGAACCTTTACCTTTAGTGTTTGCGGTTGCGATGACGTTGAAACCTGCAGTGGGTTGAATAAACTTTCCGATCTTTTTAAGAAATACTCCATTTCCTTCAAGGATACTTTGGAGACAGAGAATTTTATTAGAGGCAAGGTCGATCTCGTCAAGGAGCAAAATAGCACCTCGTTCGAGTGCTTCAATGACTGGTCCATTGTGCCAGACTGTTTCACCGTTAACAAGGCGAAAACCGCCAATAAGGTCATCTTCATCGGTTTCGATAGTAATGTTTACACGGATGAGTTCTCGTCCGAGTTGAGCACACGCTTGCTCAACAGAGAACGTTTTACCATTGCCCGAGAGACCCGTGATAAACGAAGGGTAGAAGACACGGGACTCAATAATTTTTTTAACGTCACCAAAATTGCCAAACTTGACGAAGGAATCATCTTTCTGAGGAATAAGGTTTTGTTCAATAGCAGGCAGTGCAGCAGGTGCCTGATAGTTCTGCTCAAGTTTTTCTTGAATAGTCAGGTTCCACTTACCACGACCCACCTTGTAATCAGACAGTTTGTTAGAGACAGTCTGATAGTTGCAGTCATTCATTGCACACCATCCACGGATGTCTGCGGCAGTCACAGATTCACCGTAAGTTGCTTGGAGTGATTCGACGATGCTGCTCTTGGACAGTCCCATTGGGTTGTTTGTTTTAACTGAAGTAATTATACAATAAAAAAGGGGGTCCGAAGACCCCCAGTGGACAGTTAGGAAAGTGGTTCACTCACCTTCTGCTTCTCTAAGCTCTTCAATCAGAGTCTCTTTGCTACGGCGTCTATCGAGTTCAATACCCAAGGTTCTACCGTACTCTTCAAGTTCCTTCTTGTTCATCTCTTCCAGAGGACTTGCCTCTGTGAGGACTTCTTCCTCAGGAGTGATGAGAACTTCCTCTACTACTGGTTCTGGTTTAGGAGCAGGTGCTCCACCACCTCTCAGTAAATCTCCAAACTTACTCATTTTCAATAACCTCCTTTCTTAGACTTTTTTTTCTTTTTGGAACCACAAGAACCTTCATCAACTAATTCACCTTCTAGTTCATAAGAATTTTTTTGAGTTGATACAAGCGGTTTGCGTGGTTCAACAGTGGTTGACTTCAGTGCTTTAGGATTTAATCTATTAAGAAGACCTCCTACACGGTCTCTAATTCCTCTCAAAAGTCTATCGCCAGCTGGTTCTTTACCAGTAGCAGTCATTTTCATAGTTGTGCCTTTTGGAGCAGCATCTGCCCTAATTGCTGCAGTATATTCCATAATCTCTCCTCTGGTTTCTTCATCCAGAAGAGTCATAACTTGAATTGCAACATCTTCAGAAAGTTCGTGCTCACTAATTAGATGCTCCTTGATGGTATCAAATACGTCAACCTCTTCCATTCTCATTCTGTTGCGAGCACCAGGACGAGGCATGGGTTTCTTGACTTCTGCTGCTTTTGCCGCTGCTGCAGCGGCAGCAGGGTTAGCAGGTCTAGTCTTAGGTGTAGCAGCTGCAGAAACTTGATACCCACCAGATCCACCAGTAGCAGGTTTTGGTGCAGGTTTACCAGCGGATACACCTGCTTTAACTGCTTGATATTCTGCTTCCTTCTTAGAAGCACCACCAGCGGCAGCAGCCTTACGGGCAGCCTGTGCTGCTCTCAGTTCCGCCATAGTAGGAAGTCTTCTTTCAAACTTGGTAGTTTCACCAGTCTTAGGACTTACAACGGATGGTTTATCCAATGCATTTGAAAGATTACTGATAGGAGACTTACCAGTGTTTCCTCCACCACCACGGAGGTCAGACATCTTACCATCACGACGAGCTTGATTTGCTTTATCCTGTGCAGCTTTAATCTGAGCAGCAGTCATTCCACTACCAGATCCGCCACCAGATCCGCCACCAGAACCAGGTTTAGCACCACTATCAACACCTTGACCTGGTTTGTACTTTGGATCTGCTAAACGTCTTCTTTTTGTTTCAGCAGCAATTTGGTCAGCAGTAATTCGTTTACCATCCTTACCTAATGGCACATTACCACCACCACGAGACTTGGTGAGGGCATCGACAGACCTTTCATAACTGACAGCTTGATTACGCTCACCAGCGGTACCAAACATTTTTCTACGAAGTCTTTCTACTTGCCCTAAGACTCCAGATCTTGGGTCATCAGCAATTCCTTCATCAACCAGTTCACCCTCTACTTCAGTATGAGCATACATGGTCTTTTTCTTATGACCACCATGCTCAACAAGAGTAAGAACTTCCATATCTTCTACAGATACGTTCTCTACAATACCATGCTCAAACTGAACATCGTAATGTGATACGAAACCATTTTCGTCTGGTTCTGCATGTTGCCCAAAGATGGTCTCACCTTGACCAAACTCTTCGTGACATACTTTCTTAGCGCAGTTATGAGTACCCTTTTCGGATTTAGGTACACAATCTTCGCCTTTCTTTTCATAGATGGAAGCATATGCTTCCATTATTGATTGGACTTCGTTTGCGTTAATTCTTTCCATTGATCAGTTCTCCGTGATGAGTTCGAACCACTGCTCGCTCATTCCACTGATGATGGAATCTGCGGACTCTACGTCAGTAGCGTAACCTTCCTCAATGAGGTGTGTTACGACCTTTTCATAGATTTCCTTTGTCTCTTTTAATTGTTTTGGGGAAGGTTTCATCGTAGACAGTTTTTCTATACACTTATTTATTCAAGCGATTAGTTCAATGAACTCTCCCAGAACTTTCTTATTCATCTTTTTACTCTTCAGACTCTTGACGAACGCAGACTTGATTTTTGCCTTAGAAGCACCTTCATCAACATCAAACTCAGAGTTGTTAGAAAGTGCAGCAGAGGACATACCAAAGTAAGTATGGTATCCAGCATCATGAAGTGCAAAAGCACGTTCTTTCTTCCAAACTTTCTGAATCTTATCAAACTTAGGACTCCACCCACAATAACGACGAATGAAACTACCAGCATCACGAGATTCTAGAACACGAATACCGATAAAACTCACATCAGCAAAAGTATCACGAAGATCCTTGAGGAAGATATCACTCATCTGCCACCACTCACAATCAAAAGAGTAAGTGTTACCAGTCTTACGATTCCTCAAGAAAGCATTCATTTGAACAGAACCAACTCCAAGGAAGGGACCATTTTCCCAGCGGCGTTGAACCTCCTTGTGATACTTCATACCACCCGCTTCACCATCAGTCAGAACAACACACTGAACTTTCTGAACTTTGTGTTGCTTTTTAAACTGAGGAAGAATCTGATGAAGTGAAATAAATGCTTCATTCAGAGGAGTTCCAGACAGACTTAAACCAGTAGGAATAGGAGCATGTGACCAGATAGTCATATTGTATGAAAGACGATAAAAGTTCTTCATCTGCTGCTCAAGTTCCTTCATCTTGACGCTGCTGCTAAAGATATTCATCATACTGAACCAAGGACCAACAGCAATCAGACCTTCACGCTTCTCATAAGCATGTTGAGTATAATCTTCGCGCAAAGTTTCCTCAGTAGGTTCTTTCGGATACTCATTAGTGAAAGCATAGACTTCAAAAGGAATGGATGCTTTCTTACAGAACCACATCAGATTGAAGAGTTGCTTCAGAGTGTCCTGGAGAACGTTACCCATAGAACCACTCCAATCCAGTACAAATACCAAACCATGATTTTTACCATCAGCAAGAGTGGTTACTTTCTTGAAGAGGTCTTCATTGTACTTGTAAGTGTGAAGTTTGGAGCAATCAAGAACACCAGTACGGGCAGTAGTAGAACGGGCATAAGAATCTGCTGCCTTACGACATTCAAACTCTTTGACCAGATAGTTGACTTCCTTCTGAGCAGATTTCTTGAACTCTTTAAATTGCCTATCAGCATTTCCAAAGACTTCTTCCTCAGTCAATTCATGACGCTCCAAAAAGTCATTCCACTCATCGAAACGAGAATGAACTTCTGCATTGGGAACAACAATCCGATTCAGATCAAGTTTAGGAAGTTCCAAATACACATTCTCCCAACCTTCATTTGAAGCAAGGTCTTTCAAAGCATCTTCCAGACTCTGAGCGGTAGAAACTTCAGGTTCATCATCATTCTCAGTTCCTCCATAGGATTCACTATCTGTAGGTTCCTCAGAATCAAACTCATCAGAATCATAATCATTAGCTCCAGGTGCGTCGTTAGTGCCGTTAGGAACGCTAGGAGTACTTTCTTCCTGAGAATCAGTTTCAGGTTGATCTTCACCTTCACTCTGACCACCCTGAACTTGAAGGTCATCAGTCTTGGTCTTCATTTCTTGCTGTTGCTTACAGTGGTTGTAAAGTTCCTCAGCAACATCTAGAACATCATCAAAAGTCTCAGCGTCAGAAATCTTTTGAATAAGAACACGTTCTTGGGAATTGAAATCAATATCAACAAACTTCCCAATCTTAAAATAAAGATTTGCTCTGTCAGCAAGATTCATTTTGTTCACATCTTCATTCTCAATGCAGAAGAAATCCTCATCGGCAAGTTCACTGTAACCGCGATGGAAAGTCTTTGAGATACCAGCGTAACGACGCTTCATCATTTTTTCGATGCGAACATCCTCAACGATGTTCACAAACTGTGGAGAAATCTTTCTATCTTTGAACCAATCACTATCAGGTGTGTAGAGAGCGTGACCCACTTCATGAGCAACAAGCATATCGTAGACCTGAGCACTTGCTCGCTCCCAGACAGGGAGGGTCAGAACACGAGTGTGAACGTTGAACTGAGCAGTCTCAACATACTTGTTCTCAACCACCAAGTCTTCGGTAGCCAGAAGTTTAGCAAGTTGAGACTTGATTTCGTGGCGAATCATCGAGTTCCTTTCGTATGGACTCATAATACGACGAAACCGCCTTATCAGGGCGGTTCTTGTGACGCTTCTTGAATTGTCTGAGTGCTTCTCTACGTGCCCTCATCGCCTGAGGTTTAAGAGTTCGCTTCTGTTCTTTCTTAGAATGATGCTTCCAGTTTGGTACTTGCATTGTTCTTAAGTGTGTTAAGAGACCATACGTGAAAAACCTTTGACTTTATCAAACTTTAGGACACTTTCAAATTTGTCCTGCATGTCCTGCTTATGAGAGATCACAAAGATGTTAGCATCTTTAATAACGTATCGAATAATCTTCAGGAACTCATCAGTTCCAAATCCGTCTAGAGAGGAGTCAAACACTTCGTCCATAATCAGCAGGTTGGTGTTTACAGAGTTTTTAACACGCGCTACTTCACGCCAAGTGAAG